AGGGGGACTGGTTCTTTGACATGTGGGACGAGATATACGACATTAGAAGCGACTACAAGAACAGAGGCCAGTTGGTACTGTTGGATGACAAGATAGACTGTGGGGACGGCGAAAGTGGAATAATGGTATAATGGATTAGTTAACCTGTAGTTCGTACAATGGCAAAAGAAATTACAAAACAAGTAGAGGCGAGAGAGAACAAGATGTATGCTAATGGTATAGATCGTGAGTTCTTTAGGTTGTACTGTGAGGATAACGGGGAGTTAGAGAAAGCTATGAAGGACTTAATTCACCTAAGGGACACTACAGAGGACGATAGGGTGCGGGTTGATATTAATAAGTACATCATTAGTCAGTTGATAGGTAATCCTAAGCAGGCTACCGAGATAGAGGCGGGTACAGGCATTGAGATAACGGTTAAGACGGGGGTTATTGATGAAGAAGAAGATTGATTTAGAATTCAGGTACCCTGGGTTTATACTTCCAGCCCTAAAGGACACTTCCCATGTAACGGTAATACCAGCGGGTAGACAGACGGGCAAGACTTACAATACAGCCCAGTGGTTGATAGAGCAGACCTTAGAGTTAGGGGAGCAGACCTTGTGGGTGGATACAGTGCATGGCAATATAGACAAGTACGTCAAGAGGGTATTTTTACCCATACTTTCCCCAGTGATTAAGTACGTGAAGTGGAATGAGCAAAAGAAGGTGCTAGAGCTTCCTAGGGGTGGTATAGACTTTGGGTCGGCACAAAAGCCTGAGAACTTAGAGGGGTTTAACTACAAGAGGGCAGTACTTAATGAGGCAGGCCATATACTTAAAAAGGAGAGCCTTTGGTACAACACGTTGGGTGCAATGATAAAGGATAGTAAAAACCAGACCAAGGTGATTGGTACACCCAAGGGTAAGGGGTTGTTTTCTAAGTTGTATGACAAGGGTGTAGCGGGGGAAGACGGTTATGCTTCGTACAGGTACACCGTGTATGATTCACCCTTTTGGACTAAGCAACAGATAGAATACCAGAAGGCTACTACCCCAACCCCTATATTTAACCAAGAGTATTTGGCGTTGTTTGAGGACTTTGTAGGTTTGATATATCCTGACTTTGAGTTCGAAAGGCATATTAAGAGCTATCCCAAGAAAGATTTACAGGACATATTCTTTATTGGTATTGATATAGGTTGGACTAATCCAACTGCGATACTTTTAGCTAAGGAGGACACCAAGCACAACCTATGGGTGCTAGACGAGGTACAGGACGTTCAGTTGGACGCCCCAGGTATATCCAGAAACATAAGGGCGTTGCTTGTAAGGAATGGGCTTGAGAGTGACGATATAACTGCTTACATAATAGACCCAGCCAGCAGGAAAACCGAGAACACTTCCACAATGAGTATCTTTGACCAATTGGTTGAAGAGGGTTGGCCACTTGTAAAAGGTAACAATGACGTGTTAGCAGGTATTAGTAGGGTTACAAGACTGATTAAAGAGAATAAACTCTTCGTCACTAACCGTTGCGAGAAGTTAAGGGAGGAAATAAGCGAGTACAGGTGGAGAGAGGTTAAGGAGGGTAGTGACCAAGACGCTAATAGGCCATTTAAGGTAAAAGATCATAGTTTGGACAGTCTCAGGTATATATCGATGAGTAGGCCAGACTGGTTTGAGAGACCTGAGCTTGACATATATGGCAGGTTGGTAGAGGAAGAGGAAGGGGACGAGCCAGACACAATAGACTTTTTGGAAGTGGAAGAGGGTGACCTTTTAGGGGACGGGGGTGATATATATTAGTTGTGATATAATTATATATGGACGTAATGATATTGATAATTGCAGTTGTAGCGGTAGGTGGCTTGGTGGCTACTTGTATAGTCCAGTTAATTTTGGGCAGAAAGGAGCGTGAGGGGTTGTACAAGTTGATTAAGAGCGAGACTTTGGGGGATTTTATAACTGCGGTGGACAAGGACGAGAAGGAAGAGAAAGAGCCTGAGGAGGTAGAGATACCAGTTGACGAAATACCTTTTATAGAACCGAGGGAGTAACTTTAGTTAATAGAACATGGCATTAAAAGACACAGTGCGGGGTTTAATAGGCAAGCCCGAGCGTGAGAGTAAGGAGAAGTACGACGAGGTGTACTGGCTTGAGTACTTAAACACCAAGTTTGAGGAGAGTAAGAACTACCGAAGTACCCACGTTGAAAGACAGTGGTTTATTAATAACTCTTATTACAAGGGCAACCACAGTATCAGGTATAACAAGAATACGGGCAAGTTGTCCTTTGGCAGTAAAGACCCCATGGATTTTTACATTAACCAAGTGTATGCAACGTGCAGGGCGATTAGGGGGGCGGTTACTAAAACACAGCCCACTTGGGACGTGGACGCATTGCCTTATGCTACATTGGACTCTAATGCTTCTAGGATACTTGGTGAGTACCTGGCGTTTGTGTATGACAAGCTTCATGTTAAGCACTTAACTAAAAAGGCGGTGCTTTATGGTATGTTGTATGGGCAGGGTATATTCCAGTATGGTTATGACGCCGAGGCGGACAATGGGGAGGGCTTGCCTTGGTTGCAGGTACTGGATCCGTTTGACACTTACATAGACCCTTATGCCACAGGTATTGAGAATGCTAGGTATGTGATTAAGGTTGTATCAAGGCCAAAGGAAATTGTAGAAAAGAACCCGCATTATGACACTAAGGTGGTGAAGGAATTAAGTACAACCAGCAAACAGAGCGAGAGTATGTACAAGGAATTGATTAACACACGCAACAGTGAGTCTTCTACAAGTTCTGAGAACCTGCTTTTACATGAGGGTTGGTTTGTTACAGAGGACGGGATTAGAATAATCACTGAGTGTGAGGGTAAGATACTGCGAAATGAAATAACTGAGTTTAGAAAGTTACCCTTTGAATTGTATTTCCCTGACGTATCACTTAACGAGCTTTACGGCGAGGGTTGGGTGAAGAACCTAGTACCGCTTAACAAGGCGCTTAATTACTTGGAGAAGTCCATACTTGAGTACAATATAATCTTTTCCAAGGGTAAGTATATAACTGACTCTAATTCAGGCATTAAGATAATCAATAACCGAAACGGGCAGGTGCTAAGGCATAAGCCAGGTCACAGTGTGGCCCAAATGGACATGAAGCCCATGAGTGCAACCCCATTTAACCAGATAAACAACCTTAAGGAGTACATTCAAAACATTGGTGCAGCCCACGAGGCGTTTATGGGTAAGGCCCCAACGGGTGTTACTTCAGGGGTGGCGTTTGATACTTTGGTTGCAAATGCTTACACTAACATAATTGATTTAATAGACAATTTAGCGGACACTTTGGCACGACTTGGTGAGGACATTTTAGACCTGGCCTACGACCACCAATTGATTACTAAGCCTTTCAGAACCCAGGGGGGTGAAGTGTTTGGCATTATAAGTGGGCAAGTTAGTGAGGAGAATGTACCCAGGACTGTAAAGGACGGCCAAGAGGTCATGGGTTATGATTTAGAGGGCGAGATAATGGAAATTGTACAAATACCAAGAAATCCAGAGGTAAAGGTTAGAATAAGCAGTGGGGTGGCACACACCAAGGAAGGCAAGCGTGAGATACTTACGATGTTAAGGGGAGGTGGTGATTTGAGTAGAAAGACATTGCTTGAGAATTATGATATAGACCCAGAGGAAGAGCAGACTCGACTTGACGAAGAGAAACTGGAAGGGTTAAAGGTACAAATGGCCTTAGAGGGTGGACAACCACCTTTAGAGGGCTCTGAGGGGCTTGTAGGGGCTCCTGAGGAGGTGCCTTTAGACCCAGAGATACCTATGTAAACTTGTGGTTTTTGGGTAGGGGGCTTCCTCGGGCCTCTTACACAAAGGCCATGTGGTATAATGGGTAAAGGCCACAAGCCTGAGTTCTTTATATAATTTTATTCCCGTGCGAGACAGAACTCGTTAAAATGTGGGTATATTTATGGACAATGAGGAAATGGACGTAACAAGCACAGAGGCAACTGTGGACACTTCGTCCGATGTCGAACAAACAGCACCTGATACTTCTGCTGAGGAGCAGTTAAACACCGAAGGTGAGAAGCCAGAGAAGGGCAGAATCCCTTACGAGAGGTTTCAAGAGAAGGTCGTTGAGCTCAATGAAATGAAGGAGCAAATGGCCGAGTTGCGGGCTAAGGCAGAGATTGCTGATAGATTAAGCCAAGTGGTATCCCCAGTGGACGACCCTAGGCAGAAGCAATTGGAAGCCGCAAGGCGTGAGCTTGAATCAATGGGTTATGTGGACAAAGACGCAGTAGCTCAATTGGTAGAGGCAAAACTTAATGAGTACAAATGGCAGGAGAGGTTTGTTAGTCAAATGGACCAGCTTGAAAAGAAGTACGACGGGAAAGACGGCAGTCCGAAGTTTGATCCTGAGAAGGTAGCGGACTTCATGGACACCCAGTACAAGAAGGGGAACGTAATTACAGACCCCGAGACGGCCTTTAAGATGATGAATCTTGACAGGTTAGCCGAGAGTAAAGCCAAGTCTCAGAAGTCTAGTACTTACAGTGAAGCCCCAGGCAGGCCTGTACACGAGGAGACAGACCAAAGGAAGGCCGATTTAGCAGCCGCAGCGAAAACGGGTAATGTAAGCGAGTTTCTTAAGAAGTACGTTAGCATTCCCGATTAACCGAGGGTTATAATTTTAGAATTTAGTAAAATGGCTATACATCAAACTTATGATGTCGCAACCAACCACGAAGATTTGACAGATGTATTGGTCTTAATGGGACAAATGAAAACACCAATGTTTTCTAATCTCCCTAAAGTGAAGGCAAAGAATGTTCTTCACGAATGGCCAATTGCCTCTTATGCGACAGCTACAGCCAACGCTCAAGTGGAGGGATTCACTTATTCAGCAGGCTCACTGGCTTCTCCTACAAGGGGTCAAAACTACACTCAGATTTTTGCTAAGGTAGGTTCGGTATCCGAATCCCAGAGAGCGTCAGACCCAGCAGGCTACAAAGACGAGTATGCTTGGCAGGTAGAAAAGTCTCTTAAAGAATTGGGTAGAGATATTGAAAGGGCCTTAATCAACGGGTCGGGTGCAGTCAGTGGTGCTTCGGCCACAGCAAGAGAACTTAAAGGTATTCTTGCTTGGATAACCACCAATGTATCTTCTGGTACAGCGACAGGTAGAAGTATTAGCGAAATAGAGCTTAACAGTTTGTTAGCTGATATTTACTCTGCTGGTGGAGACCCTGACACCATTTTAGTTTCTCCTAAACAGAGGAACAAAATGAGTTCTTTCTTTGACAACTCAAGAAGTTATGTAGACTCAATCAAGAAGTTTACTTCAGCGATTGCAGTTTATGATTCTAACTTCGGAGTATTACAGGTAGTTTCAGACATTCACATGCCTGATGACGAGTTAGCTGTACTGGATTCTTCAACTTGGAAGATTCCACAGTTAAGACCTGTTACCAAGAAAGAGGCAGCCAAGGTTGCAGACGCGGACACATTCGCAGTTGTTGGTGAGCTTACACTTGCTTCTTATGCTGAGAAGTACAATGGTAAAGCGACCAGACTTGCTTATTAGTCCTATTTGGGGGGAGGGAGACTTCCCCCCTCTTAGTTAATACGGTTTATGAATTTAGAAGACTTAGCACCAAAAGACAAGAGAGAAGAAGCGATATTCAAGGAAGCCGTTGGAAGGCTTATAGAGAACATTCAACGCCAAAAGAGGGAAATGGCGAGTGGGATTTATAAGAACTCTGACGGCATTTATTTAGCTAATGCCAAAATGAAAAATAAGACAGACGGGTTTAGTGGGGACAGAGAGTTTAGGCAAATTGCAACGATTCCCTTGGAAGTAGTAGAGCGCATTAAAGCCAAGTACGGGGAGGAGATAATGGACCCCAAGAATGGGGAGCGACTTAAAAGGGTATTGCGTACCGACACTGAGTTTGAGCATTGTTTGACAGTAGATCGTAGGACTATATAATTTTAACCGAGGATAATATGCGTAAGTTAAGGGTGTTGTGGTTACCAGCTGATGACGGAGGTTGTGGTTACCATAGGGTTAAGATATTTAACGAGGCTCTTAATCGTTTGGGTATAGCAGAGAGTGGCATTCTCAAAGTGGGGCAGGAGCACATAGAGCAGCTTGTAGAGGCTTCTGACGTGATAGTGGGTAGGCTGAACACGTACGAGTTTATTAAAACAGTCAAAGAGTCTTGGCCTGACAAGGTGGTGGTGTTTGACTGGGACGACAATACTTTAGAAGTAAGTCCTAGTAATACCGCTTACAAGGAGTTTGGTTCCAAGGACGTTTGGGTTAAGGTGGACAATGTAAAGGAGACAGAGTATTACAAGAACGCCCCTGAAAAACAAAAGAGTGTGATAGAGCAGAATGGTTTACCCTTGTGGGTTACGGGTATTACAGAGGGTTTTAACAGGTACAGCAACCTAACTCAGCATACCAATTTGCTATGGTGTTTACAGGCTTGTGATTTGGCAACTTCTCCAACGCCTACATTAACGGCCTTGTGGGACAGGTACGCCGACAAGAGTGCGGTAGTGAGTAATTGTTTGGACTTGGGCTTTTATCCTGATGTTAGGGTGGAGCGAAAAAGAGACAAGGGAGAGATAAGGCTTGGTTGGAGTGGCGGTAGTTCTCATAGTGGGGACTGGAAAGACGCAGTACCTGTTTTAGAGAAGTTGAGTAAAAAGTACAACCTAAAAATAGTCATGGCGGGGAGTAGTTACCCAGAGCATTTTAAGGGGTTGAATATAGAGTTTCACCCTTGGGTAAGTTCTGACGCACACCCTTACAGAATGAAGTTACTGGACTTGGACTTTGCACTTATTCCACTTGCTGATACAGACTTTAATTCCTATAAGAGTGAGCTTAAAATGATGGAGTTTGCGGCTTTGCGTGTACCTATGATAGTAAAAGACCAATTACCATACAGCCCATACATTAAGGACAGGGCTATACCCTACAAGAACGCAAAGGAGCTTGAAGAGGCGGTGGAGCGACTGATTAAGAATCCAGGACAAAAGGACATGGTAAAGAACGCCTACAAATGGGTGAGTGAAGAGCGTAACGTTGATTTACTAGCCCCTAGACTAGTGGAGTTGTATAGGAGTTTACTTCCAGAGTCTGTTCAGAGGAAAATCAGTATTGGTTAATTTCGTGGTATAATTATATAAGGTATCGAGGAACCCATTTAGTTTAGACATATTACAATGACGTTTCTTGATATGCAAAACAGAGTTGGTGAGCTTATCAACTTGGATGTTTCCAACAACAACGGCTTGGTTACCAACACGGAGGTAAAGGCTAACCTTAATCGTGGCTACCAGAAGGTAGTTAATCGTATAGCCTCGCTTGGGCAGGACTTTTACGTACGACTTTCAAAGGCCGATTTGTCTAAGGACCAGCATTTGTACGGGTTACCCAGTGATTTTAGGCGTATGATGAGGGTGGAACTGGATTACGGGGGTGGTAGGTTTAAGGCTAGTAGGGTGGACAGTAACGCTTACGGGGACCCTGTAGACACCAATATATCAGAAACAGCCCCTCAGTATAGTGTAAGGGGTAAAAACATAGAGGTTAATCCAGTCCCAAGAGTGGACGTGGATAGTGGTTTGTGGTTGTGGTATGTAGAGAACGTAAACGATCTGGTGGACGACGAGGACGAGCCGAATTTACCATTTGAGTTTAGTGATTTACCCATTGAGTATGCGGTAGCAAAGGCCAAGGCAAGACAGGGGTTAATGGACGAGGCGCAATTGAGTTTGAGTGAGTTTTACAGAGAGTTGGACGAAATGACTAATGCTTTGGTGAATACGATAAGTGATGACCCAGAGCAGGTGGTAATTAGAGATTACTTTGACTAATTATGACAGACTGGACTAAAGAGGACGATTTAATAACTAAATACGGGAGTGGGCAAAGGGGGTACAGGCTAACCACAATGGATGGTAGGGCTTTAATAACACAAAGGGGTGTTAGGCTCACACGAGAGGGCATAACGAGTGCCTATGAGGGCGAGGGGGACTCAGAGGACAGGTATATACCTTTTGGTGTGGGGTTAAAAGTAGCAAGTGAGGATTTTACTTGGATGTTAACAGAAGATAGGCTAGTTAGGTTAATACACAGTAAAACCCCGTGGGGAGAAGTCGAGGATATAATAACTAATTATACTAAGGTAGAAGATGAGTGATACAACCATATTAGAACTAACAACTGCGAGTGTAGTGAGCGAGACCGAGGATTATATTCCAATGGTAGATGTTAGTGATACAACCGAGAGTAATGATGGAACAACCAAAAGAGCAACAGTCAGGAAGTTGTTAAAGGACAAAGCATTACCAAGTGGGGACATAGTAGGTACAAGTGATGAGCAGACCTTGGAGAACAAAACTTTAACTTCGCCAAACATAACTGATGTAGACATAACAGGTGGTAGTGCAACCGACATAGACATAACAGGTGGTAGTATTTCCGAGAGTACCAATGTAGTAGAAGTGCTTAAAAAGGTGTACCCAGTGGGGTGCATTTACACTTCAACAGTATCAACCAATCCTAATACATTGTTTGGGTTTGGAACTTGGAGTGAGTATGGACAAGGTAGGGTGCTGGTAGGTAAGAGTGCAGAAGCAGAGTTTGATACTGCGGGAAAGACTGGTGGTGCTAAAACACATATACACCGACAAGGAGGACCTTCAAGTGATAGTAGTGGTAGTGCTAGTGGTTCAATATCAGGACCGTGGAACGATGGAACTTTTGGTCGTTCTTCATCAGGTGTTACTTTCGAAAACTACTCGCAGATTGTATCTGCTGGAATCGGAAGTAGTAAAACAGTATATCCGTTCTTGACCGAATCAACAAGTTCTTTCCAACCTTACATCGTAGTTTATTTTTGGAAAAGAGAAAACTGATGGCACGAGAAGAAAAGACATTAACAGAGTTAGAGTTTCAGCCTACACTTGATGTAGACAGAGCCAATGATTTAATCTGGACAGTAGATGTTTCAGACAAGTCAATGAGCGAGTACGGGACTTCTAAGAAGGTTAAGGTTGAGGCGTTTATAGGGGATAAGGGCGAGGAGGGTAAGAGTTCGTACAGTTATATAGCCTACGCCTCAGACTCAAGTGGTAGTAACTTCACAATGGTCTTTGATGAGAACTTGGACTATATAGCGATTAAGACTACCACATCTCCAATTGTAAGCCCCCAAGCCTCAGACTTTACAGGACTATGGAAGAATTACAAGGGGGAACAGGGTTTACCAGGGGTAGATGGAAAGGGTGGAAAGGATGGAACAGATGGTGCAAGTTCTTACACTTATATAGCGTACGCTTCGGACTCAAGTGGTAGTGATTTTACAATGACCTTTAATTCTGCACTTGATTACATTGCAATTAAAACTACTACCACACCTATTACTAGCCCTCAGGCTTCTGATTTTGTAGGGTTGTGGAAAAACTACAAGGGGGCTACAGGAACGGCTGCTACAGTGGACGCAGGTACTACAACAACCCTTGACCCAGGAGAGAGTGCTTCTGTTTCTAACAGAGGTACGCCCAGTGCGGCGGTGCTTG